GTGCAGTATCTAGCTCGACGATGCCGACTAATTGAATATCGTTGTTGCGGGGGAGTGCTTCGAACAGCCCTTCCGCATGTCCGTGCACGAGGCCGATGATCGCGACGCGGACCGGGGCGTTGCTGTCAGCGGCAAATGCGCATGTGCAGATTAGAGCAGTCGCTATGAATGCCACTACGAGACGGATGGAAGACATCACTTTCTCCCTATGTATCCTGCAATCGTTTTATCACTGAAGGCTCGACTGCTAAGTAACGTTGAAGTAGTGGACGAACGCGGCGGCGATCGCGGCTCCGACGAGTGGGCCGAAGATTGGAACCCAGGCGTATCCCCAGTTGGAATCTCGCTTGCCCGCTATTGGCAGAACAGCGTGCGCGAGCCGTGGCCCGAGGTCGCGGGCCGGGTTGATTGCGTAACCAGTGGTTCCGCCGAGCGAGAGGCCGATTCCCCACACCAGCGCGCCGACTAATACGGGACCTAACCCCGGTGCGAGTCCGCCGGGCGCAACGCGTTTTGAAAAGAGAGCTGTTGCGACGAGCACGAGGATGAACGTGGCCAGCACTTCGCTGAAGAAATTCCAGACACGATTTGGGATGGCCGGACTCGTGGCGAAGCAGGCGAATTTTAAGTCGGCGTTATCGGTTACAGCCCAGTGCGGCATGTAGTGCATCCACACCAGCACCGCGCCCGCGAGCAGCCACCCGGCGGGAGGGTAGACCTGCCGCCCCCCCGCGAACAGCATCGCGAGCCCAATCAGGAACAGCGCCTCCCGCGGCTCGGCCGGCTTGAGCCACGCCAGCGCCCGCACCGGGGCGGCCGCGTAGCGCCGCAGGGCGCCCCAGGCGCGGCGCGGGAGGGTGCGGAGGGAGGTCACAGGACCAGCACCGTAGCCCCCTCCTCCTCGTAGCGCGACCTGCGCGGCGGCGCGTGGACCATGGCCCGCCCGACCGCCATCACCCACGCCACCAGGCCGTCGATGCGCTCCCTCGATCGCGCCTTGTCGGGCTTGACATTTTCAGCTTCGTCCGATTTGACCGCCACGTTCGATAGATTCCAGCGCAACACCGGGTGTCCGTCGTGGACGATTTTCTTTCCGAGGATGAGCTTCTCGGCCTCCGCCATCGGCCCGGCCATGCTCGCCATGCCCTGCCGGAACTCGACGCACGTCGCACCGTCCTCCTGGAGCTGTACCGCAAGCTGGGTCGCCCTCCACGGGTCGTACGCGATTTCGGCTATAGAGTACCGCACCGCGAGCCCCTTGACAAACTCCCTGATCCTGTCGTAGTCCACCACGTTCCCCGGCGTCGGCGTGATGAGCTTCGCCGCGATCCACGCCCGGTACGGCACCCGGTCGTCCCGCTCCCGCTTCTCCACGTTCTCCTCCGGCACCCAGAAGTAGGCGAGCAACCGCCCCAGCGGGTCACCGGCCGGCACCGGCGGGAAGTAGAGCACCAGCGCCGTCAGGTCCCGCGTGCTGGACAGGTCGAGCCCGGCGTAGCACACCCGGCCGCGCAGGGCCGCCGGGTCCACCTCGCCGCGGCAGGCGTCCCAGGTCCCGATCGGCATCCACCGCGACGCCTGGTCGGTCCACTGGTCGAGCCGCAGGCGCCGGAAGGCGTTCTGGGCGGCCGGCGTGGCCTCCGCCTTGGCCGCGAGCGCCCGCAGGTCGTCGAGCTTGACCGAGATACCGAGGTTGGGGTTACCGTGCGGCCAGACCGCCTCGTCGGTCCAGTCCGCGTCCTCCGCGACCTCGGCCACGAAGGCGAACCAGCTGTCGTCCGCGAGCACGCCCTCGAGCACCTTGGCGCTGTAGTCGCGCACCTCCCAGCAGATCGAGTGCCGATCGTAGCCGGCAGTCGTGATCGCCAGGAGCAGCGGCTGCCGGCGGGCACCGATCGCCGTCTCGAGGATGTCCCACATGCCGCGCGTCTTGTGGGCGTGGAGCTCGTCGACCACGGCGCCGTGCGGGTTCAGCCCGTCCGTCGTGTCGCGGTCCGCGCCCAGCGGCTCGAGCTTGCTGGCCGTCTCGATGACGTGCATGTTCGCCATCTGACCGGGGCGCTCGCCGCCCGTGATGCCGATCGCGCGCGCCAGGCGCGGGGACGCCTTGACCATGCGCATCGCCTCGCCCCAGACGATCTTCGCCTGGGCGTTCTTGGTGGCAGCGCAGTAGACGTCGGCGCCGGGCTCGCCGTCGCCGTAAAACAGGTACAGGACGATCCCGGCAGCGAAGGTCGACTTGCCGTTCTTGCGGCCGATCTGGACGTACGCCTTGCGGAAGCGGCGCACCCACTCGCCGTCGACCTGGATCTGCCAGCCGAAGAGCGACGCGACGATAAACGCCTGCCAGGGTTGCAGGACGAACGGCTTGCCGGCCCACTGCCCCTTGCTGTGCCGCAGCAGGCCGAAGAAGTCAAGGGCGTGCTGCGCGGCGGCGGGGTCGAAGCGCAGGCCGCGCTCGGCACCGTCCCGGAGGTCGCGCAAGTGACGCTCGGCCGCGAGGACGACCCAGCGGGAGGCGTGGATCCTGCCGGCGACGACGTCGCGGGCGTAGACGTGGTACGGGGCGAGGTCGGCCTGCGGCGGCATCGCGGCTCAGGCCAGCAGGTCGCCGCAGGTCGCACAGTGCCAGGCCGGCCGCTCCTCGCGGGGACCGAGCGGCGGCGACTCGCGCACGATCTTCTCGGCCTCGGTGCCGCCGCACCAGTGCTGCCGCCGCAGGGTGCCGCGGTAAACCGTGTACCGCGCCGGCGGGAACAGCGCGAACAGCCGGTCGGCCTCGTCGTGCGCAGCGCGGGCGTAGCCGCCGAACTGCGCGGCCGTGGCCATGGCGACCGCAGCGTCCATCGCCTCGTGGAACGCCTCGTTGACCCGGCGGCGCGCAGCAGCAAACGGGGATTCGAGCAATGGTGGCGGCGGGGCCGGCCGCACGGTCCCCGGCGGCATCGGCTGCGACACCCTGCTCACCGCCACTCCCACACGCCGTCGGCGCCGCGCTGCATCCGCAGCGTCACATCGCGGCCGGCGAGCATCGCCTTGACCTTGCCGAGAGTTGGCCGCACGGCCGCGGCGACAGCCTTCTCCGCAGCCTCCTGGCGCGTCCCACCCTCAACCAGGTTCACCGCCGCCTGCCTCACCGCGGCACCTCCCCGCCGGCCAGCGCCCCGGCCGTCCGCGCCTCCCCGTCCAGCCGCGCGACCTCCTGGCACAGCAGCCCGACAGCCCGCACGCAGGCGAGGCGCCGCTGCGCTGTGGCCTCTAGCGTCCCCGTGAAGGTGCGGTAAGCGCCACCGGCCGGCACCCGGAACCGCGCCAGCACTCCCCACTCCCCGTACTCGGCGTACAGCTCGTAGAAGAACGCCGCGACGGGGGCCTCGCCTCTCGCGCCGCGCAGACCCGCCGGCGGTCGGATCGGCTCCTCCGCGTCCCGCCGCACCCACTCCTCCGCGACCTCGCGCAGGACGGTGCGCTGCGCGTCCGTGAGGGGGAGCGGGGCCGGCTTGGCGGCGGGTGGCAGGGGCTTGGCGGTCACGGCGCCACCTTCGCCAGGATGGCCGCGACCGCCTGGCCCTGCGGCATCGCTCGGATGGCGGCCTTCTGATCCTCCGTGAACACCACGCCGGGGCGGAACAGCGCCGGGCACTCCCGCCGCAGCCACGCCATCCGCATCGCCCGGTACGCCTTGTCGCGCTCGGTCATCCCTTCCTCCCTGGTTGCCATCCCGCCCCCTCCCCATCCCCGTCGCCCCCCGGCGCCGTCGTGACGCGCGCCCGGGCGCTCGGGTTCATGCCGAAATCCGCGAGCAGCGCCCGCAGCCGCTTGGCCGCCTCCGCCCGCAGCGCGTACTCCGGGTACGCCACCGTCACCTCGCGCCCCCGCTGCGACGGCGCCGGCTTGTACGTCCGCTCCCGCCCCCGCGCCTTGCACGCCAGGTCCCACTCCCGCCACTCAGCATACGTGCTGCACAGCAGCTCCAACTGCGGGCCGTCCGCGACCGTCAGGACCTGCATGCCGCACAGGAGCTTGCCGAACCGGCGCCAGGCGGCCCGCTCCACCCGCG